GCGGCGGACCCGTCGGCGTGGGGCAAGGCCCACCCCGGACTTGGCACGATCATCGACCCGACGCAGCTCGAGCTCTCGGCTCGGACCATGCTCCAATCGGGCGACCCCGAGCAGATCGCGGAGTTCGAGACGCAGCTTGCTTGCCGCTACCACGAAATCGCCACCACCGACGTGGACCTTTCGGTGCTCGAGCGGCAGATGCAGCCCTGCGATTGGTCCCGCCTCCAAGGCGCGCCGGCTGTCGTCGGCCTTGACCTGTCCCGAGGCGGCTACGGCCCGCAGCTGGACCTGACCACCATGTGCCTGATGGTCGTGGACGGGCCGCAGCTGCGCGCCCGGAACGTCTCCTGGTGGGCCGGCCTGGACATCGCCCTGGACGAGAAGAAGTGCCGAAACCCCCTCGGGCAGTGGTGTGAGCAGGGGTTCCTGCGCCGGATGCCAGGCGAGTACCACGACATGACCGTCGTGGAAGCCGAGATCGAGGCGCTGATGGCCCGCTACGACATCCGCAAGATCGGCGTGGACCCGCACCCAAGCCAGGCGCGGGACATCAAGCGCTGGCAAGACCGAGGGTGGCCCATCGTCCCGGTGGACCAGTCGATCCGCACCATGGCCCCGGCGTGGAAGCTCTGGGGCGACCTCCTCAAGAGCCGGCAGCTCTTCTACGAGGACGATCCGGTCCTGCGGGCTGCGCTCAACGCCGTGCGGCTGGTCAAGGACAACGTGGGCAACATCCGCCCGGTGAAGGGCCGCAGCTCGGGGAACACCGACGCCGTGGTCGCCGGCAACATGGCGGCCATCCTGATGGAGCACCACCAGGTGCGCGAGGCGAGCGGCATCGCGAACAGTGCCTGCCCCATCGGGTGATCGTGCCACTCTCTTGAAATCCGCTTGACATCTGGGGGCACATTCGTTCCATGCGGGCGTGCCTTCGTGGTTCTCCAGGATCTTCGCCGTCAAGCCCACCGTCGTGGTGTGGCAGAACGGCACCACCGCCAGCAACGTCTCGCCGGCGACCCTGCCGGCCGTCGTGCGCGCGGTGCAGCTCCTGGCCTCGGACATCGCCCGCCTGCCGGTGCGCGTCGAGCGCGCCGACGGCAGCGTCATCGACGGCCACCCGGTCGCCCAGCTCCTGAGCCGCGACGCCAGCCGCTGGCAGTCCGGCTTCGACTTCCGCCGCTTCGTCACGGGCTGCGCGCTCACCTCCGGGAATGGGCTGGCCCTGATCAGGCGGGCAAACGACGGAACTGTCGCCGAGCTCCAGCCCATCCCGGATGGCGCCGCCACGGCGCAGTTCACCGACGAGGGCGTCGAGTACCGCATCAAGGACGTGAAGCTCGCCGCCGACCAGGTGGTGCACATCGGCGCGTACCCGGACCTCGACTTCCCGGCGTGGTTCGTCTCCCCGCTCGACGCCTGCGCGCCGGCCATGCAGCTCGCGGCCGACCAGGACGCGGCGCACTCGGCGCTCGTCAAGACGGGCAGCACGGGCAAGATCAGCCTCAGCCACCCCGGCGCCATGAGCGACCAGGCGGTGCAGGCGATCCGCGACGCCTGGCAGACCATGCACGCGCAGCCGGACGGCGCCAGCCGCCCGCTGATCCTGCGCGAGGGGATGAAGGCCGAGCGGATCAGCCAGGAGACTTCGACCTCCAACCTGGAGAGCCGCCGGTTCTCGGTGCAGGAGATCGCCCGCGCCTTCGGCATCCCGCCCGAGATGCTGTTCCAGCAGGGTGGCGGTGCGCTCGCCTCGCAGTCCGAGACGGCCCGCGCCTACGTCGATGGCGGGCTCTCGCTGTGGGCAGCGGTCTGGAGCGCGGAGATCGAGCGCAAGCTCCTCCAGCCGGGCGAGTACCTGCGCTTCGACACCGACGTGCTGCTGCGCGGCAACCTCCGCGACGCCGGCATGGCGTTCTCGAAGCTGGTGCTTGCGGGCGTGATGAGCCCCAACGACGCCCGCCGCCGGCTGGGCCTGTACCCAATCGACGGCCTGGACGAGCCCAAGGTGTCGATGCCCGGCGGCGCAGCGGCCGCCACGGGACCGGACAACGCAGGGGAGGACAACCCCGATGCTTGAGGTCCGCACCACGTCGTTCGAGCGCGAGGGCAACCGCCTGACCGGCTACGCGGCGGTCTACGACGCCCCGAGCCATCCGCTCGTCGTGCGCAGCGTCAACGGCGGGAAGCCGTTCACCGAGCGCGTGGCGCGCGGCGCGTTCGACCAGAGCCTTCGCGGGAACATCTCGCTGCTGGTCGGCCATGACCGGCGCGAGCTGCTCGCGAACACGAAGAGCCAGCGCCTGAAGCTCGCGTCGGACGAGCGCGGCCTGGCCTTCGATGTCCAACTGCCGGATACCCAGCGGGCGAAGGACGTGTACGCCCTGGTCGATTCCGGCGTCCTTTCCGAGATGTCTTTCGGCTTCGTAGTCCGCTCGGACGCCTGGAAGGGCTCCGAGCGCACCCTCACGCAGGTGGACCTGCGCGAGGTGTCCATCGTCGAATCAGGCGCTTATCCGCAGACGAGCGCTGAAGCACGCACCTACAGCCCGGCGCTTGCCCGGCTTCGTCTGCGGTTGAGGGCACTGACATGAAGACCACCGACCTGTTCAAGAAGCGCGCAAACCTCATCGAGCAGCGCGATGCGCTGTCCAAGGAACTGAACGAGCTCCTCGCCAGCGAGCAGCTGACCGCCGAGCAGGAGGCCCGTGGCTCCGAGCTCATGGACAAGCTGGAGCCGCTCAAGCGGGACATCGAGGAGATGCAGAAGCACATCGGTGCCTCGCAGCTCCGCGAGCGGTTCGCGTCCTACGCGGCCGTCGAGAAGGCCACCACCGAGAACGAGAAGCGCTCCACGGAGTGGACGGCCTCGGGCGAGTACCGCGAGCAGTTCATCGACTGGTGCCGTGGCGGGCGCGCGCCCGAGACGCGCGGCCTGGCCGAGTTCCGCGACATCACGACCTCGAGCTCGTCGGGCGTCCTCGTCCCGAAGATCTACGAGGCCGGCATCCTGAAGTACCTCGACCGCAACACGGTCGTGCGCAACCTGGCCGACCTCCGCACGGGCGTGAAGGGCAGCGTCACGCTGCGCCGGAACAACCTGGAGACGGACGCCGCGGTGTCCAGCTTCTGGACCACGGAAAGCTTGAAGACCGCGACGGCGGTGGATTCCGCGCACTCGGAGATCAACCTCAACCCCGTCGGCGGCCTGCCGAAGTCGGAGCTCACCCAGTGGGTGGTCCGGCAGTCGGACTTCGACATCGAGGCCGAGGTGATCTCGCACCTCCAGCGCATGATCGCGCGCGGCATCGAGTCCGGCTACACGGTCGGCACCGGCACGAACCAGCCCACGGGCCTGTTCAAGTGGGACTCGGACTACAAGTCGGTCGCCGTCAGCGCGGCGCACGGCTCGGGCACCGGCTGGGACGGCGCCTTCACGGTCGCCAACCTGACGGAGCTGCGCTACAAGAGCCTGCCCGCCGAGTACTGGCAGTCGGCCGCCTGGGTGATGAGCCAGGACGCGTACTTCCGCATCGCCAGCCTCAAGGTGGACACGGCAAACAGCAACGTCCCGCTGTTCGTCCCGAGCTCGGACTCGGGCGTCATGCAGGCGGCGCCGATGATGCTGATGGGCCGCCCGGTCTACATCGCGCCCTACGCGCCCGGCCGGCAGACGGCGGCGGTCACCGACTCGGTGCCGCTGATGTTCGCCAACGTCGGCGAGGCGTTCGCCATCCGCGAGTGGGGCGGCATCTCGATGTTCCGGGATGACGTGACCACCCCCGGCCTCGTGAAGTTCCAGGGCATGGTGTTCGTGAACAGCAAGGTGGTCCGCCCGAAGGCGGTCGCCGCGCTGAAGATCACCCTGACCTGACGCAAACCCCCGGAAGCGCAAGGGGGCGGGCACTCTCCCCGCCCGCCCCCTCTGCGTCCAGGAGGACGGATGCCGATCACGCTGTCCACGATCAAGGATGCGGCGCGCGTCTACCACACGGGCGACGATGCGTACCTCCAGATCGCCTACGACGCGACGGTGCGCGAGCTCGAGGAGCGCACCGGCTGGTGCCTGGACCCGGTCACGCGCACGCAGTACGTCGCCGAGGAGCCGACGGGCATCACGAAGCTCGTCCGCCTGGAGCGGCAGCCGGTCACGGCGTGCACCTGCGTGAACACGCTGAACGCCACGGTGACGCTCACGCTCGTCACGATCAACGGGCTCCAGTACGCGGACCTCGACGTGGCGGACCTCGAGTACCCGCTGGTCCTGACTGTCTCAGCCGGAAACAACACCCTGCACCCGCTGCTCCAGATGGCGGTGCTCCAGCGCGTGACGCAGCTCAACGCCGCGCGTGGCGATGACACGGTCACGCTCAAGTCCGACTACTGGGACAACATCAGCGCCATGATGGGCAAGGGGATCGGCTGATGGCCCACGTCCCCCACGGCATGATGCGGCTGGTCGCGGCGGTGCAGAACCCGACGCAATCGACCGACGCGCTCGGCCAGGCGACCGAGACGTGGGCGACGGTGTCCGGCCTGTCCGCGCTGCCCGTCTACATCGAGCAGATGGACACCACCGAGACGGTGGACGATGGCGGCCCGGCCATCCAGACCTCCTACCGGATCCTCTGCCCGTGGACGGCCTCGGTCACCACGCGCAGCCGGTTCCTGTGGACCGACAACGGCACCCAGCGGACGCTCAACGTCCGCAGCTGCACGGACAAGGACCAGCGCCGGCGGACCCTCGAGGTCGAGGCCGTGGAGGTGGTCCTGTGAGCTCCGCCCTGA